ATCAAAGATATCTTCAGTTGTTTCTAAACCACCGTTCAACAGTGTGATATTTACAAACTGTTTGAACCCAGGATACTTCATCACCAGACCAGTGTCATCGTTGAGCATGATCTTTCTGTCATGACCCTCTGGTTTGGTGACCTGAATGTCATCGATATTAATATCAACAGTAACCTGTGTCTGCCCATCATCTTGACAGGTGACTTTCATCTTGATATCTTCACCAGCAGAGACTCCCCTGATTTTGAGGAACAGATACTCAAGATCAAATGTTGCTAGTTGTTCTACTTTGACACCACGTGTCTGAATACAATGGTTTAGAGTCTGCTTTACTGCTGACTCAATCTCTTTAGCATCTTCAGATTCCATAGCAAGAAGCAATACCTTCTCTTCTTTAACTAGGAATGGTCTATACTTTACTTTCTTTCCAGTGGAAGGGAGCGCCACCTCATAGGTAGGCACAGATAAGGTGGGTAATGGCATTAATATAAATTCAAATCGTATATTTATTTAGATCGACTTTTTCAGTCAAAAAATAGCGGGAAAAATTTTTCGACTTTCATGTAATCAACCATTGAAATTCCTAATATCATTATAGACGATGCTATACTTACTGTAGTAAAAGTTAGCAGTAACTTTAGTGACCTGGGATGCTCCGTAGGATAGAGGGACAGCATCGATAGCATAAGGGAAGCAATCAATCAATGTATACATCATCGATCCTCTGCTGTTAGCAGCACTCTTACCCTTCTCTGTCTTAGTGATAGTAATGTTACACTGATACTCATCAGGATAGTGAAGACGGATAGACTTATCTCTACTACCAAGAGTGCCAGTCTCCGACTTCAATTTAGATAAAGGTTCAGCAGTCTTAGTATAGTCTCCTGTCTTATCTAGAACATCATTGTCTTTAGCATCATATTCATTGAAGATAAAACTCTGCCAGGCATTCAAGAACTTGAGTGGTGTCATGTTAGCATCACACATCCATCCTAGTTGGAAGTCAGTGTACAACTTGTTCGTGGCATAATTAATCTGACCCTCACCCAATCTAACACCAGTCAGGTTACCTGTTGCTGACTGTACGTTGGGAAGTTGTGCTTCTTCACAGAACATCTTCAAAACATCAGCAGCTTTGTTACCCTGTACATTAGCATCTGTATCAGCTGCTGATGTAGATCCTTTACCAAAATTCAGACCAATCTTATCAAATCTTTTTCTAATTTTATCGTGAGAAGTTTTATTGAAGTTAAACACTACATCAAAATTATTACTGTAGGACATCCCGCCCTGTCCAGCAATAACATCAACGAATTTTGCTAGTCCCTTTGGTGATGCCACGCTAAATAAAAATAGTTGGTCCAACTATATTTATCATGGCATATTCAGGTGTTTATAAACCAACTAACCCACAAAAGTATAAGGGTAATCCAACCAGGATAATCTATCGCTCACTGTGGGAGAGAAAGTTTATGTATTTCTGTGATCATAATGAGAGTATTGTGGAGTGGGGTAGCGAGGAAGTAATCATTCCTTACCGTTGTCCTACTGATGGAAGGGTACACAGATACTATCCTGACTTTTATATGAAAGTAGTATCGAAGAGTGGAATGTATAGTAAGTATCTCATTGAGGTTAAACCTAAGAAGCAAACCAAACCACCGAATGATAAACCAAAACGTAAGACTGCCTCTTGGAAGAGGGAAGTCCTAACCTACGCCAAGAACCGCGCTAAGTGGGAGGCGGCAGAGGACTTCTGTGAGGACAGGCAGATGAAATTTTTAATCCTCACCGAAGATCACCTAGGAGTCTAAAATGGCCACTGGATTTAAGTCAATCCAACGTAATCAGCAAACAGATGACGCTGGTTACGAGACTTTGTTTGAAAAGATAACTAAGAAAACAGAAGGAGAAAAGAAACCACTGTCGTGGTATCGTGCTGCTGTAAAGTCTGAGTCCAAAGCATACGGCAAAGACAATTCACGCTACATCTCAGCAGAACGTAGAGATAGTACAGGTAATAAGAATGAACAAGACCAGAACATGGTCCGTCGTTATGTAGTACAAGGTCACCTGTACATGTTCGAGTACAAAGCTAAGATGAGATGGTTACCTTACTACGATAGGTTCCCTCTTGTATACGTAGTCAAATCAAATAAGAATGAGTTCTTTGGTGCCAACCTACACTACCTACCTATCAAGCGTAGGATCATGGCAGTCAACAAACTACTAAAGTATAATCGTATCGAGTTTCCTAAGAAGTGCTTCCATAAATACTTGCACTCTCATGTAGACGGATTCTATCTTGATCTCGCCAGTGCTGAATGGGATACCGCCATTCTTCTACCAACCGAGGACTTTGTTAAGGATGTCAGTGGTCATGTCTTCCCATATCCTAAAGAGGATGTATGGAAAGAGACCAATGATTCTTTCTACGATAACATCAAAGCCCAACGTGTCATCGAAGGGTACGGCAAAGCATCCAGCAAGCAAATGGTACAGTAAATGGCTGAGCAATTAAACTTTATTAATACAGCAAGTCAAGCGTCGAAAAAACCAGAATCTCGACTTGCTTATCCTAGTAATTTGTTTGACAATTACACTGACTATGTAATGTTTGACTTCTACAAGTATAGAGGTCCATTCAATACTGCTGGGCAAAAAGGTGTTAATATTAATGGAACTTCTGAAGGTCTCCAAAAATATAATCAAAGTAATACAAAACAATACGTGAGATATCCTGGTCTAGGTCAATCTCGTATTGTTATGTACATGCCTGAAGATATCTCGACAGGATATCAATCAGACTGGACTGGCAAAGGTTTCAGTAATATCGGTGCCAACATGTTGAGAACTGGTGGCAATGCCCTGGCAGGTAATGCTGGTGGAACTATTAACTCTTTCGTAGATTCTCTTACAACTGGTGCCAGTGCTTTACCCACAGCAGTTGCTCAAGGTATTGCTAATGGTATCAATGCCCTTGGCAGTGACCAGATAGAAATGAATGATGTACTAGGAGGAGCTCTTGGTGTTGTCTTGAATCCTAACACAGAACTTATGTTCCAGGGATTCAAGTTGAGATCATTTGGATTGAAGTTTAAAATGTCTGCTCGTAATGAAACGGAAGCAGCACAAATCGGTAAGATCATTGGCACTTTCAAGAAAGTATCTCTACCAACTTTTGGTCCTGATCCTGGTGGTACTGCTGACCTAAAAGCATTTGCCCAGAAACTAGGAGTGACTGGTGATGATAAAAAAGCAAACACTAACTACATTGGTGTTCCAGGGTTGTGTAACGTTCAGTTTATGAAGGGACCTCACGTACATGATCACCTTCCACAATATAAAATGTGTGCCATCACTCAAGTTGATATAAACTACACTCCAGACGGAACATACAATACATTTACTGATGGCAGACCAGTTTCTATAGAACTAGGACTACAGTTCTCCGAGACAAAACTTGTCTACTCTAACGAAATCAATATCGACGGAGCATCTTACTGATGTATTTTAATTTTCTACCTGCCATTAAGTACGGTCAAAAACCGATCAGTTATCCCTTTTCTGAATCGGATTATGTCGTAGCGAAAAATTTCTTCAGAAGATATAAGATCAGTGATACTGCTTTCTCACAAGCAACTTACTTCAATAAGTATGCCTTGCTAGATGGTCAACGTTTAGACCAGATTGCTGAGGCAGTGTACGGCAATCCTAATTATGATTGGATCATCGTGTTGACTAACAACATGATCAACACACAGTATGATCTACCAATGTCTGAGGCTGAACTCAGGAAGCACATCGAAAGTCGTTATGATAATCCATACTATGACTATCATCACTATGAAATCATTAGTGATGAAGAGCAGGTAGAAAAGTTTGGTAAGGTATTGATGCCAGGTGGTACAGTTGTTGATGAAACATTCCACAACAATCGTAGAACTCTTACAGCAGATGTCTTCCCAGACATTAGTCCCACAGATAAAATTCGATCAATAAAAAACTTTGCAGACCCATCTAAAATTGGTACTTCCTCATTATTAATTTCAATTAGAGCATTATCAATTCCCATTCCAAAAAGAGCCCCCATCAAATGTTCAATTGTTGAAACTCTTACTCCATAATCATTGCTTATAGTTGTGTTTAAGGCAGTGTTACTTACATTTAAAAAATTTGGGTGTATGAGATTATTTTCTTTTAAATCAACTCTTTTGAATATAATCCCAGTGTTTGGTTCAGATGGTTTGACAGAAATATTGACTTGCTTTCC